GATAATCTTGCAAGTAATTTTAAAGGTACAATAAACTACTGGTGGGATGAAGTTAATAAAGCAGAAGAAGATGTTTGGTTAGTCTATCCATATGAGTACGATTAGTTAAACTAGCATTTAATGATAAATAACTATGATGGAGAAATAATATGATTGCTTTTATTATAGGTTATTTAATAATGGTAGTAAACGAAGGTTTTGTGATATTACGTCACGTATGTCCTTGGTTTGCTAAACTACGTAGCGAATTACACGAAAAATTTGGTGCTCAAAAGGTTAAAAGAATACACGGTTACACTGATTGGACATGGATCATACTAATCAGTTTAGGGTTGTACTTAGATTTTGAAAGATGGCCCGAGTATGCCATACTAATGGCAGGCTTTTGGGGTTTAGTATTTTTTGGAGTATATGTTCCTAAGATTTACAGAGCACTAAGGACCTTCCTATGAGTGCAAAACTAAAAGAACTTACTTGGGAAAATCACCAAAACGCAGAACGTATGGTTGTTGCACGTAAACTACTTAAAGGTATGCCAGCGCCAGAGTATCACAAGTTTATTTACAATCAATATGTACAGTACGAAGCACTAGAAGTAGCAGCAAGAGCTGCTGGTATGCTAGAAGGCATTGAAGGAATTTGCAGAGCACCTGGTATGCTCGCAGATATGGAAGAACTGGAAGAAGAGTTCGGCATCGAAAGAGACGAATCTGTATTATGTCCAGTTGTTCAAGAGTATGTCGACTATGTTAACAACTTAGAAGGCGAAGGATTAATTGCACACATTTATGTAAGACACTTTGGTGAACTACATGGTGGGCAAATGATTAAGAAACGTGCTCCTGGATCAGGTAAAATGTACGACTTTGAAGATTCGTATAAATTAATACAAGATACTAGAGCTAAATTACATGATGATATGGCAGACGAAGCAAATAGAGCATTTGAGTTTGCAATGCAACTTTTTAAAGAATTGGAAGAATAAATGTGCGGATGTGGAAGATCACCAACAGGTAAATGTATTGGTTGGCATAGACTAACAGAATCAGAATACCAAAAGAAAAAAGCAGAATGGGAAGCAAAGAAAAAAGGTTGACTTTAGTTTAAATTTGTGTTAATATATTGCTATCTATAACTATAAAAGGATTTATAATGGCAAGCGTAGGACAATACACTAGAGAAAATATGATCCAAGCGATTAAGGATCATGCCAAAGGCCATATTGCTAAACATGCAATGAATGTAGAAATTTATCTACGAAGTTCAGCAGGTGTCGGAGAACACCCTGACGTACTCGAAGCAATTGAGCAAGAACTTAAAATTGTAGCAGAGTACAATGATCAACTAGAAATGTTAGAAAAATATTTTTAACTTGACAATTACCTAAATATATGGTATACTTTTATTAGTATACCATTTTTCATGGCAATCCACTGCCTAAACATCGGAGACATAAATGAGTAAAGCAGAACAGCTAAAAGCCCGTCTAGAAGATCTAGGCATTCGCCATTGGGCAGGCGATAATATTTCACAAGTATTACAAAATGGTGATAAAGAAGAACTTATCGATAATGCTACTACAGCATTTGAAGGTGTACTAGATGCACTATTGATTGATCGTCATAACGATCCTAACTCACAAGGCACAGCAAGACGTCTTGCTAAGATGTACTTTAATGAGATTATGGCAGGACGTTATGATCCTGCACCTAGTGCAACATCATTTCCTAATGATTCAGATGATCGTTATGAAGGTATGTTGGTAGTGCGTTCGGAACTAAAGAGCATGTGTTCGCATCATCACCAGCCAGTAGCAGGTGTTGCATATATTGGTATTATTGCAGCAGACAAACTAATTGGTTTAAGCAAATACACACGCATTGCACAGTGGTGTGCTAGACGCGGAACACTACAAGAAGAACTTGCAATGGTAATTGCACGTGAGATTCAACAAGCAACTGATACTGAACACTTAGGTGTCTATATTCAAGCAACACACGGCTGTTGTGAGAACAGAGGTATTATGGCACACAGTAGTTTAACACAGACTACAGTGTTACAAGGATCATTTAAGGACGATCCGGGCACAAAGAAAGAATTCTTTGACAACATTAAATTACAACAGGAGTTTGCATCAAGATGAGTGATGGACCATTTAAAGCAGCATTTGAAGCTGATACTAACGGAGTGATCCGTAGAGAAATTGTAACCTATAGAATAGTAAACGGTATAATGGTAAAAGAAGAAGCTAGCCGTGATTATTATAAGTCAGGTGATTATCATGATACAAATAATTCTAAACCACTGGTTGAACGTTAATGTATGAATGGGTTCTTGTAATACACATAGTGTCGCTCATCAGTTGGATGGCGGCGCTGTTCTACTTGCCAAGAGTTATGGTATATCATTTAGAGTATGAAGGTTATTCCAACGAAGTATATCGTATTTTAGAAACTATGGAATATAAACTTCAAAGATTTATTATGCTTCCTGCTATGATCGCTACACTACTGTCAGGTTTGACACTATTAAGTTTTGGTGTAGTTGACTGGAGTCTTACTTGGCCTTGGGTCAAAGCAGGAGCAGTATTTCTTATGCTCGGCTTTCACGGTTGGTTAAGTTCAACACGAAGAAAAATGGCAGACGGTGACCTTAGTTACACTGGTAAGCAGATGCGTGTATTAAATGAAGTCCCAACAATTTTGTTGATTATTATTGTAATCAGTGTTATAATACAGTATTAGGAGTTAATATGAAACTAAGATATTCAGAAGCGTTTTATAGCGTACAAGGCGAAGGCAAGTTTGTAGGAGTACCTAGCGTGTTCTTGCGTACTTTTGGTTGTAACTTTCGTTGCATGAATTTTGGCACTAACGAAACAAAAGATCGTTGGGAGCAACACAAAGAAGGTAACCGTTATAATGCAGAAGTAAAAGCATTAATTGACGCAGGTGTACACGAAACAACTGAGAAGTTTACAGACTTACCTATTGTACACACAGGATGCGATACATATGCAAGTATCTATCCAGAGTTTAAACACTTTAACAAAGAAGCAACTATTGACGAAGTAGTTGAGCACCTATTGTCACTTACACCAGAAGGTAAGTGGACAATGGATAATGGCCAGGATGTACACCTTATTCTAACAGGTGGTGAGCCATTATTAGCGTGGCAGCGATTGTACATTGAGCTGTTCGAACATCCACGTATGCAGGATTTAAAAAATGTTACATTTGAAACAAACACTACACAAAACTTACACGACGATTTCTTCAACTATCTCATGGATCAAGACAGATTTGAAGTTACTTGGAGTTGTTCCCCAAAACTTAGCGTTAGCGGAGAACCTTGGGAAACTGCTATATTGCCTGATGTTGCTCGTGAGTATAGCTGCGTTGACGGCAGTGACATTTATCTCAAGTTTGTTGTCGCTAGTAACGACGACTTTGATGAAGTTACTCGGGCTGTTCAAGCGTATCGTGACAACGGCGTGGAATGCCCTGTATACCTTATGCCTCTCGGTGGTAGGTCGGAAGAGTACAACCTCAACGTCAAAGATGTCGCAGAAGCATGTATGGAAAGGGGCTGGCGTTTTACCCCAAGACTTCACATCTCGCTCTTCGGCAACGCCTGGGGAACGTAGGGCAGTAGATACAGATAAATTAAGGAAACTAGGATTATGAAACAATATTTTCAATTACAACATAAAACAAAACGGCAGGAATACTGGGCTGTATTACTACTATCAATACTAGGAACAATTGTAGGAATTGTAGCACTAGAAGAAAGCGGACTTGGTCCGTTGATTGCATTGGTTGTGCTAATTGCAACAATATGGTGTTTAATTGCTACAACTATACGTAGACTAGATGATGCAGGTCTACATCGACTATGGATATTAGCAGTATTAGTTCCGTATATCGGTAGTATTGCTACACTTGCGTTTGGGATTATTCCGAGTGCAGAGACACAGGCTGACGCAGAATGAAGAAGTGGCTAAAAAATATTACTGGTATCACTGCTAAGGAACAAGAACTAGAAGCCAAAGAGTTAGAAGTGATTAAAAAGAAAGATCCTAAGGCATATGCTACACGTAAAAAGCTGCCTTGGGTAAATGTACTTGATATGCAAGTAAACGAACAAAACATTCGTAATGGCTTCTTTGAACTTGACTGGAACAAATACTTTATTCAAGAACTTATTGCAAATGACTACGGCACTGAAGCTGACAAAGATGAAGATATCGTTGATCGTTGGTTTAGAGACATCGTATATAATATGTTAGCAGAAGAAGGTATGGATACTAATAGAGATTCAGGAATGATTAATATTGTTCCGCTTGACAAAGGTAAAAGTGAAGTATCATGAAAGTACGCATAGGCCCATATCGTAAGAACAGAGCCGAACATGTCGAAATAGAACCGCACGACACATGGAGCATGGATTGTACACTTGCTATGATTATTCATCCTATGCTAGTACAATTGAAAGCAACACAACACGGACATCCTGCTTCTCTTACTGAACAAGAGTGGAACGAAATACTAGATGAAATGATTTGGGCGTTTGGACACAAGTCGAAAGAAATGGATGCTGGCGACAACGAAACACAAGAACGTCTTACAAATGCATTTATGTTGTTTGGCAAATACTATGAAAATTTATGGGACTGATAAGATGAAAAATATTTACTACTTTTTAAAATGGAACTTTAGCGGAATGCAACCTTATAATAAACGCTTCTTTGCGTATGTTGGGGTAGCAATCTTACTTGCACTTATATTTGGTATACAAGCAGCTATATTTTGGCCTATTGCAATGTGTATAGATGTTGTAATTACCTTAGTATACGATCGCTATACAGATTTTAAAAGAGATCAAGCAAAGATGTTAGACGATTTAAAAGGTTGACTAATCGTACAAAATCGTATATAATCGTATGTATATAAACAACAATAGGCAAACTAATGGCAACTTATATTCTAGTAGATACTGCTAACACGTTCTTCCGTGCTAGGCATGTAGTGCGTGGCGACATAGACACTAAAGTAGGCATGGCGTTTCATATTACACTTGCAGGTGTTAAGAAAGCGTGGCGTGACTTTGACGCAGATCATGTTGTGTTTTGTTTAGAAGGGCGCAGCTGGCGTAAAGACTATTATGAGCCTTACAAGCGTAACAGACAAGAAAGCCGTGATGCGCTTACACCAGCGCAACAAGAAGAAGACACAGTGTTTTGGGAATGTTTTGATGAGTTTAAAGAATTTATTTCTACAAAGACTAACTGCACTGTTATGCGGCATCCGCAACTAGAAGCAGATGACTTAATTGCTGGTTGGGTACAGTCACATCCTAATGATAAACATGTTATTATTAGTACTGACGGTGACTTTGCGCAACTTATTGCTCCTAATGTACAACAGTACAACGGTGTGAGCAATACAACTATTACATATAAAGGCTACTTTGACGACAAGGGTGAAGCAGTAGTTGATAAGAAGACAGGTGAAGCTAAGGCTGCTCCTGATCCTGAATTCATGTTGTTTGAAAAGTGTATGCGTGGCGACACTAGTGACAACGTGTTTAGTGCATATCCAGGTGTACGTAAGAAAGGCACTAAAAACAAAGTGGGTCTTATTGAAGCATTTGAAGATAAGAATACTAAAGGCTTTAACTGGAATAACATGATGTTACAGCGTTGGGTAGATCATAAAGGTGAAGAACATCGTGTACTAGATGACTATACACGTAATGTTGTACTATGTGATTTAACTGCACAACCCGATGACATTAGAGCAATTATTAACGAAGAAATTAACAACGTAGAAAGCAAGAATGTTTCACAAGTTGGTATGAGACTTATGAAATTTTGCGCAAAGTGGGATATGCAACGTATTGCAGATCAGGCTGCAAGTTTTGCTGAACCCCTACAAGCGAGGTATATTAAATAAATGGAAGTAAAAGCTTTATTACAAAATAAGTTTTGGATATTAGAAAAAGAAGGTGTACAAGTAGGTACGCTGTCTTGGGACGAAGAGCGATATGTATTCGCAAGTCCTAAAGAAACTAAATTTTTAAACTCACAATCTGAAATTAAAGAAGTATTAGGAATTGATCTTTCTACAGGTGTAACAATTTCGGATTCACCTATAACAGAATTAGAAGTACATGGTTATCCTACAAGTGTTACACCATATAATACAATGTATGATGTAAAAAGACAACTGCCATTGTTTACAAAAAGTGAGAAATCTAAAAGCCTATATTGTGCTGGTTATTACATTATTAAGTTTGATAAAGGTTGGGTAAAATCGTTTTGTCCTAAACTAATTACTATCGAACGTTATATTTCTAAAGGTCCTTTTAAGACTGAATCATCAATGAAAGAAGCACTTTGGAATGCAAAGTAAAACTCCATTAAACACAATGCCTGTACAACAGTTTATACAAGTTGTAAAAGGTGCAGAAGCAAGCGGTGCAAAAGAAATTAAAGTTAACATACAACAAGCAAAAACGCTTGCATTTACACTTGGCGAAATTATGGCCAGATTAAATGGCGACCTCGAAGAACTTTTATTAAATAAAACATCAAACGAAACTGAAGAGATAATAGAGGTAAGAGTAGATGGCGGCACGAATTTCAATTGAACTAGATGAAGTAGAAGACGAAATCCTTGAGAATATGCTAAATAATGTATATGCTGAGGAGAATTCGGACTTGAGTAGACCCAAGCCAAATGTAATTTTAGAACACACTGATAATACAACTTATAAGTGTGAACAGATCCTCGAGGCTGAAGCTATTTGGGCTGTGTTCTATTTGAACAAACCCTTTAATTTAAAAAGTTCGAATATGCTTACAAACTATCCAGGTCCTAAGTACAAGAAAGTGTCTTTTTCTAATCCTGGTCATGCTCATAATTTAGCTAACAAACTAAATGAAATGTTTGAATGTAATGATTTTAACGTTCACAAGCTGACCGACGGTGAAATAGTACACGAAGAATGAACTGGAAAGAAACTTACACTAAAATATTCTTGAAAGAACTTGGAAAAACTTGCAACGATGTTGCAGTTAAAGAGTATATGCCGTTGTGGTGGCAGAACACTAGAGAAAAAAACAATGGTGGTCTTAGACTTACACAACTTGGTTATGAAACTATACAAGAAATTGGTCTTACAACATATGACATTCCGTATCCAGTCGAAATGCCTCTTACTACACAGGTTATTATCTATCTAGATAAATTTATTGACTGTCCATACTATCTTACCAATCGTAGCATTACAGTAACGAACGAAAAGAAAGCAGTCGAACTAACCCTTTTCTCTGGAGACTTGCGAAAATACGGTCTAAATAAAGCTATGAAATTAGACGAAAACGGTTGACTTTATGTTATTAGATGCTATATTATATGTATAGCAGCAAACAAAGAGGGCTTTATTATGTCAGAAGTATTAAATCGCACAGTAACTCCTAACAAAGCAAAAAATAGCATTCGTAGAGCACTACGTAAAAAACGTCCTGTCTTTTTGTGGGGGCCTCCCGGCATCGGCAAGTCAGAAGTAGTTGAACAAATTACAAATGATCTTCCAAACTCTCACTTAATTGATATTCGTTTATCTCTTTGGGAACCTACAGATATTAAAGGTATCCCATACTTTGATAGTAATCAAGGCAAAATGGTTTGGGGTGCGCCAAGCGAACTTCCAGACGAAGAGATGGCTAGTGCCTATGACAACATTGTTCTGTTTTTAGATGAAATGAATAGTGCTGCACCAAGTGTGCAAGCGGCTGCTTATCAGCTTATTCTAAATCGTAAAGTAGGACAATATAAACTGCCTGACAACGTAATGATTGTTGCAGCAGGTAACCGCGAAGCAGACAAAGGCGTTACATATCGTATGCCTGCTCCATTGGCTAATCGCTTCGTACATTTAGAATTGCAAGTAGACTTTGATGATTGGTTTGAATGGGCTGTTGCAAAAAACATTCAATCTGACGTTATAGGCTACTTGCAATTTGCAAAACAAGACTTATATACATTTGATCCTAAGTCACCGAGTCGTTCTTTTGCTACTCCTCGTACTTGGACATTTGTATCAGAACTACTCGAAGACGAAGAAGAAGATGATATCACTACAACTGACCTTGTAGCAGGTACAGTCGGAGAAGGTCTTGCTGTAAAATTTATGGCACACCGTAAAATTGCTAGTTCAATGCCTAATCCGTCAGATATCTTAATTGGTAAAGTTAAAGAACTTAAAACTAAAGAAATTAGTGCTATGTACTCTTTGACTGTTTCATTGTGCTATGAGCTTAAAGACGCATCTGACAAGAATGACAAGAAGTTTGATGACAAAGTTAACAACTTTTTGCGGTTCTCAATGGATAACTTTGATACAGAACTAGTTGTTATGGGTATCAAACTTGCTCTTACACAATACGGATTACCAATTGATCCGGACGCCGTCGATTGTTTCGATGAATTCCACGATCGCTATGGCAAATATATTAAGGCAGCTCAAGGAGCGTAGTCGATCTTATATTTTTTGGTTGACAATGCCTATAAATATTGCTATAATAAAACAGTTGTAGAGGAGTAAACAATGTCTTATCCATTTGGAAGTGATAGTTTTACAATGGCAGTAAAAGATACTGCAAGCAAAACTAAAGGTTGGACACCTAACCCTGACATCACCGAATCTGAACTAAAAGTAATGCGTGAAGAAGTTATGGATCGTATTATTACAGCAAGAATTGGTTTACTCCTAAGACATCCTTTCTTTGGTAATATGGCCACTCGTCTGCGTATTGTTGCAGCAGATGAGTGGTTAGGCACTGCGGCTGTAGATGGTCGTAACCTTTACTTTAATACTCAATTCTTTAATGCAATGGATAATAAAGAAGTAGAGTTTGTTATTGCACACGAAATTTTACATTGTGTATTTGATCATCTTATTCGTAGACAAGATCGCAACCCAATGCTTTATAATATTGCAGCAGATTACATTGTGAATAACTTACTAGTACGTGATCGTATTGGTAAGAAACCTTCAATTGTAGACTGTTTCCAAGACTTTAAATACGAGAATTGGACTTCAGAAGAAGTATATGATGACTTATATGAAGAAGCTAAAAAGAACGGTGAAGAGTATTTAAAGCAACTAGGCGAAATGTTAGATGAGCATATCGACTGGGAAGATGGCGACGGTGACGAAGGCGAAGGTAAAGGCAAAGACGGCGGAGATAATGAAGGTAAAGGTCGTCCTAGTTACACTAAAGAAGAACTAAAACAGATTAGAGACGAAATTAAAGAGAATATGATTTCAGCTGCTCAATCTGCAGGCGCAGGTAATACACCAGCAGGTGTTGCACGTATGATCAAAGAGCTTACAGAGCCTAAAATGAACTGGCGTGAAATTATCCGTCAGCAAATACAAAGTACAATTAAAGATGATTTTACTTTCCAACGTCCTAATCGTAAAAGCTGGCATACTGGTGCTATACTTCCAGGTCTGGACTTCCAAGAATCTTTAGACATTTGTGTTAGCATTGACATGAGTGGTTCTATAGGCGACGAGCAAGCTAAAGACTTTCTTAGTGAAGTAAAAGGCATTATGGAAGAGTTTAGAGACTATAAAATTAAAGTATGGTGCTTTGATACTAAAGTATACAATGAAGCTGACTTTACATCTGACAACGGCGAAGACTTATCTGAGTACGAAGTTATAGGTGGCGGCGGAACTGACTTTATGGTCAATTGGGAGTATATGAAAGAACAGGATATTACTCCTAAGAAATTTATTATGTTTACAGACGGCTATGCTTGGGATAGCTGGGGTGATCCAGACTACTGTGATACAATCTTTTTAGTTCATAGTCACCACGATAAAGGCTTAGAAGGCCCGTTTGGTCAAACATTACACTACGATGAGGCTGCTTAGTGACAGAAACATTAGACAAACCTAACGTCTATAATGTGTTCGATATGCGAAGGTGTGATTTTCCACCAGAGCATTTCGACTATAGTGTTATCCACTTTACATACAATTTAAAGGATGCACTAACAAAATGGATAGAAACTAACTGTAAAGGTAGATACTATTTAGGTAAAACGATAAGCTTAGATGTTGAAAGATCTATAAATGAAAACATCTGCATTGGCTTTGAGGATCCGAAAGAACTATCTTACTTTATGTTAGCTTGTCCATATTTAAAATACAATTAACGAGCTATAGATAATTACTATTAATAAAGGAGACAACGATATGGCTAAAACAACTACAGCAGAAGAAACAACATTGGATACAACAACAGAAGGAACCAATACAATGGAAGAACAAATGGAAACCGCAGCAGCAGAAACAGCTGACGCAACCGCAACTGCCGCAGAAGCACCTGCAGGTGGTCCAGCAGATCTAACAGTACAAGATCTACAAGCATTAAAAGTAATCATTGACGTTGCAAGTCAGCGTGGCGCATTCCGTCCAAACGAAATGACAACAGTAGGTGCTACCTACACAAAGCTAGAGCAGTTTCTAGCAGCGATTGCAGCATCACAGCAAGCACAGGCTGCTGCTGAAGGTACAGGTGCATAAATGAGTAATTTAAAACACGTTGGGCGCCTTGTTAAAAGCAAAAGACGTGTAGTAGTTGCTTATAGAGTTGTACCAGGTGAACCTGATAACTGTATAGTTGTGGCGTCGGAGACTTTGAACTCCGACGAGCACGACACACTAATGAATGCAGTTGAATCAGAAGCTGGACAGCAAGCGAACGAAATGGCAGATGTAATGTCTCGTACAGTACTGCCGGACGGACGCCCTATGTTAGCCGCGTTTCATACTACTGGTAAGTTAATGAAGATGCCTACTACTGAAATTGAATTAGTACCTAACCGCACTACTACAATTTTACTTAGTGAACTGAATAATCTCATTGCTCAACAGAAAGGTGTTACTCTTGAAGAACTGGCTATGAAGCCAACTAATCCACCTCAAGAGAAAGAAACTAGCACTGAACAACCAGTAGCAGAAACAACTCAAAACGAAGTATTAACTGACGATGAGTTGGCAGCTTCATATCGGTCACAAGCCGATGCTTTATTTAAAGAAGCAAAAAAGCTTAGAGAGCAAGCAGAAGATCTTGTTCCTACTAAAAAGAAAAGAAAAGCTGAAGAAGTTAGTGACTAACAAAACGCAAAAGCTACCACCAGAAATAGTCAATCATTGGCCAGAGGTATTTAACGATGTTGAGATACGCTCTGTGCCAATTGATTATATTAACAATATTAATGTATTTTTCAATAATGGAAAAATATTTACGATTGACGTGCGACTCGAGCGTCACAAATACGAAGATACAAATTCTTTAGAAGAGTCACTTGATTCCTTTTTTAAACAATACGATAATGTAATTAAAAGTATAGACTTTAGTATTGATACACCAAAAGTTAAGCAAGATATACAAAAAAGAACAAAGACATTCCTCAAAAAACACAAATAAGGCATAAATACTAGCATAGAAGTATTCTAGGAGATGTAAATGCCTTTAAAATTGAGACGCGGTACAGATGCCGAGCGCCAAACAGTTACGCCAGCTGCTGGTGAACCAATATATACAACCGACACAAAAAAACTATTTGTCGGTGACGGAACAACACTAGGCGGCAATGCCGTTGATACCACTGCTGCTTTTAGCGGCACTTTAGACGGACTTACTGATGTTGACACATCAGGTGCAGTTACTGGTAGTGTTATCAAATATAACGGTGCTAGTTGGGAAGTAGGTGTAGATGATAATAGTGGCGGCGGAGGCGGTGGCCTTGCACTAACTGATTTAAGTGTTACAACAGCATCTCCAGGATCAGCAGCATTAGCTTATAACAATCTTACTGGCGTATTTACTTTTACTCCTCCAGATCTTTCAACACTATTGTCAGAAGTTCCTGGAAACCTAGACATAAACGGTTCTATATTTGGCGATGACAGTACTTTACTTGTAGACGGAGTAAGAAATTTAATTCCAGCAGCAGTATTAAACGGCACAGCAACTATAAACGTTGTGGGTGATTTAACAGGTGATGCAGATGGCAATCATACAGGTACATTTAATGGTATTATCGGTGGAACAACTCCAGCAGCAATCACAGGAACAGTAATATCAGCATCGTCTAACTTTGCTGGTAATTTAACAGGTAATGTAAGTGGTAACGTCGGAGGCAACTTAGCTGGTAATGTAAATTCAACAGGTGGGCAAATAGTTGTTGCAAACGGGTCAGATGGTACTGACGGAACATTTAGAGGTAACCTATTAAGATCAGTAGACGGTGCTACTATTATAGACGGATCAAGTGTTCCAGCAGTATTTACAGGCGACTTAACTGGTAATTTAACAGGTAATGTAACTGGTAATATATCAGCTGGTACTTTATCTGTAACTTCAGGTTCAGATGTTGTATCAATTGGTGATATAAAAATGACCAATGATAATGACGGATTATTAATAATAGGAAACGCTACAGATACTGCTGCAATAAGTATTTTAGGTGACGGAACAGGCGGCGATTTTAAAATTACTGCTACATCAGGAAACTTTACCCTTGGTGCTGGACCTGCAATAACTGTTCAATCACACAACGGAACGCATAGTGCGCCAACTGCAAATTCTGATCAAGACTTAATTGGAACATTAAACTTTAAAGCATATGACGGAGCCGATTACCAAAGTTCAGCATATATAAGTGCTTTAGTAAACGATACTTCAATATCTCAAGGATCAGCAGTTGATACAAGTATTGTTATAGGTTCAAATAATGGTCAACCAAATGGTGACTGGTTACAAATTGATACAGATGGTAAAACTAGTGTTAGCTATATGAAACTAAAAGGTTATGCAACAGGAGCAGAACCAGCAACTCCTGAAGAAGGCACAATGGTGTTTGATTCAACTACTAAAAAGTTTAAAGGGTGGGACGGAACTGCTTGGCAAGACTTCCACTAAGTTAGATAACATATTTAAAAAAGTCCACATCTCGTTCGTGGACTTTTTTTATGGCTGCTATACTGTTACTATTAAAATGATCTTTAAATTCCCAATGATCATATCCTGTAATATCAGGCAAAGGTAAATTACAACCTAGGTATTCTTGTACAGGTTTTAAATCTTGTTCTAAATGTTCCGCCTTACATATATAATCAACCCATTCACTGTTAACATTTATAAAATCTATTTGATTAGTAAATCGATTAAACCATCTAGGAAATTCAAAAGGTACATCTGGGTTACAATAATCGGAAACCCATTCATTAATAGGCTTTAGTTCAAGCACAGTTTGACCGTTCCAGTCTAACCAGTAACCTTCATCTCTTACTTTACGATATAAACTAAAAACTCTTTGCCATGGGTTTCGTACTACACTAATTGTTTTTGCTGTAGGATAATATTCTTTCACAGTACCTAAGTGAGGATGATCAACCATCCAATCTACGTGACTAAGCACATTAAAATTAGGACGCAGCCATTCGGCAATTACTTTCTTCATAGCCATTCCTGTTCTTGGTACATGCACATAAGCAAGTTCCGGAGTGTCTACATAAAATGTTCCCATTAGTTAGTTTTTATGACTTTAATTAATAATCCCATTAGATCCCATTCATAC